GGTGGCGGTTGAGAAACCTGCCGGTGTTCGTATTGTCACGATCCATGATGCAAACATGGCTGCAGCTGTGCAACCCGCACAGAAACAGCTACTGAATGCTTGGAAAGACAATGAACACTCTACCTTTACTGGTGACTTAACCGACAAGGTTAATAGGATACTGTCAAGAACGACAGCTTTCCTTCGTAAAGAGGAATGGGAAAAGAAACACATACATGGCAATAGCGATCCTTGGGTATGGATTAGTGGTGACTATAAAGATGCTACTGATCTGCTGAGGATGGAGTGCTCAAGGGCAGCACTCTCTGCTCTAGAAGGTCTCGGCCTTATGAATTATGACTTGATGAAGAAATCCCTGGACCCCTTGTGGGTCCACTATCCGTCTAAGGAAAGTTACAGGAAGGCTAATGTTCATAAGCCTCCTGAGGGAGAAGTCAAGAAACAAACAGGCGGGCAGATGATGGGTCATTGGCTCTCTTTTCCGCTCCTTTGCGCTATCAACTGTGCGACTATAAGGCGATCCATTAAGGTCTGGATTCGCGAGTCGAAGGATATTTGGCAAGAGGAGGAGCGTCGTAGGTGTGGTCAGGTCATCTGGAAGAATTTCTTAGTGAATGGCGATGACATCCTTTTCCGTTGTCCACTCTCTTTTTACAGAGTGTGGCTTGCCCAAGTTGGCAAGTTCGGTTTTAAGGTGTCAATGGGGAAGAATTATAAATCCCCAGACTTTGTCATGATCAATTCGAGATACTTCAAGTTTAACCCTTTGTTGAACAAGATGGAAGAACTTGGCTACATGAATCTGCGACTCATCTATGGTAAGATGAGGAGTTTGGATGAGAGCGGTGGCGTTGTGACCCCAGATATGATCGGATCTAAGGTCGGAGACATGATTCGGTTGTGTGAGTGGTCCAGAGAGTGCATTCCACATGCGATGAGGATCGCGAGGGAACTCTACACTGGTGGTTGGCTCGAACCAAATTGGTTCGTCCCGGCGCATCTAGGAGGAAATGGGTTACCTCCCGAACTCAGTCCAGGTGGACGGATCGGTATCTCAAGAGAGCAGCGATTGGTTGCTGCGTGGATGGTTCAAAATCCACTTCATGCATCACTCTATTGCAGCAAAGTTGGAGACATTCGAAATCCAAAGGTTCTCAGATTGTTAGAGAAATTTGGAGATGTCTTCATGCTGCCTTCGAGGAAGCTAGAATATCTTGGAGATCCGGTCTTTGTTGAGTGTGAACGGATGTTTCTGGGATATGAACTCACTATGGGTAGAGTTCCCGAAATCCCCGAACATTTCTGTGTCATGTCGGACTTCTTTGAGGAAAGAGAGAAATTTTCTATCAGTTGCAAGGAGCAATTGGATGATTGGCAGGCGAAAGCCTTGTCGATATCCAGGGCTATGCAGGAGAAAGTTAAGATCGAACCCCCCGAAAAAGAAGTCCGCCCAAAAATCCTTAAAACACTGGAGTCATCTGGTTACCTGTCTCCCCTTTCAAATGAGGGATTTGTGAGGTATTGGGATCCTAACTGGCATTGTTTCGCCAAACCAGGAGTCCGACCAACATCGATCCTCAAAGGGATAACGAGGTTTCGCAGAGATCAGTGGAGAGACCGGGATGGTCGTCTCAAGGAATGCGAGGGCGTTGCTGACGCATTTGACCGTTTACAAATGCATTGGGACATTGGTGAGCTTCAGTCTGGAAAAGGAAAACCAGTTGAGGGCGAATCATGTCCTTCCATGATCAAGTATAATGACCGACTTGATGCATGGCTTCAGAGGAACTCATTCTCAGAACACTGGGGAGAATGGGAGCCTGTGGAGGGGCCTAGTTGGTAGGCCACGACGTCTTGTTGGGGACAGACGTAAAAGAATCCCTCCATCCTACTCACTCCACAGACTGTGTTTTCTGGCTCACAGAGAATGCGGAGGTAGCAAAGTGGAACTGGCTAGGATATGGTGCCTGAGAAGGGTGAGCAGCTACTCACCTTGACCTCTCAGAAGAGCTCTAATAGGCGGAGCTTCTAAACGCCTTATGGGGTTGAACAAGGGTAAATGGAATTTGATGGGATCAAGCTTGATCATCACCTCTTCAGGGATGAGACCTTACCCACAGTCGGGGTGACTGTGAGACAGGCAGCGAAATCAATTCCAACCGGACCAAAACTGTTATTTCAGTGCTAAACAGAATGCCAAGAGACTGCACGGA